ACATTTAGTTTAATCTTTGGGAAAATACCTAGGAAAGTAGATAATAGGTTTCCAGTCATATTTCGACCCGCATCCTTCCATAACTTAGCTCTTTGTGTGGTATATCCACCGGGGCTTTTTAGATATCCTGTTATATCAGTAGTATTTATTTTTAGTGTATATCCTGTCATTTTAAATATTTAATATCTGCATTCCTGAAGCTATTGATCTCTCATTAGCCTCATCTATAACGAATTCCGCAATCTTTTTATTCCCAATTTGCACAACTATTGTTCTACTACTATCATTATTTCCTCCAGCGTCTCTGATGAGCTGAGCTAGCTTAGGAGCCCAGTCAGAATTTCCCTCTAATGGAAGTACCACTTCTTGTCCTTTCTCACCGATTTCGGCTATTGTCGCACCTGTGGTGACACCACCTCGAGCTAGTTTAGGGATCTCACCTACTGAGAAAGAGATAGTATTCCCACCCGGTAATTTGCTTGCCACACTATTGACCTTCCCTATTAAACCATTTATGTTCCTAATAAATCCATTCAAAAAATCTATAACCCCATTTATTCCATTTTTAAATATACTTTTAATCCCATCCCAGATAGTTGATGCGACATCCTTAATTGCATTGAACACAGCTAGAAATTTATCTTTAAATACATTTACTTTTGGCATTATATTCCTATCAATCCAGTCAATAACAGGACTGATTGCGTTCTTAATTGCCACCCATGCCACCTGAACAGCACCCCTCAATCCATTGAAAACATAGGAACCTATAGCAAACAGTGTTTGTAGTACTGGTATTATAAATCCAGATATAAAAGACCACAATGCTTTGAATATAGGTAATAGGAATCCATTCCAGACTCCCACTAAAATGGATTTAATTGCTAAGAACACAGTTGAGAATACTGACCATAATATATTCAATGCTGGAAGTATAGAATCTATTACTACGCTCGTCATTTTGGAGAATGCCGTTATTAGTAAGATTAGAATATCTAGAAATATCGTGAATGCTGGAGCAATATTCGCTAAAATGAAATCAACTAATGGTTTTAATATATTATCCCATAGAAGTTTAACCACTTTAGCTAATAACTCAAAGACTCCCACTAGTAGAACGCCTATTGAATTCATGAGCGGTTCTATTGCTTTTTGAATTTGTGGCCACTTTTGAACAAATATTGCTACTAGCTCTATCACCTTGGCTATAATTGCTTCAAATATCGGAACCAAGTTCTCTTTAAGCCATAAAAATGAATATTGTATTAGTTGATTTATCGAGTTTCTAAAGCTTTCAGATTGTGTATACAAAAGAGCGAAAATCGCTACTAAGGCGACTATTGTACCTATAATGACTATTACAGGAATGCTCATAGCGCCGAATATAGCTGTCAATCCTGTAAGTGCCGGAGCCATGAACATGAATAAACCCTTAAGCTGTAGCACCCAACCAACTAATAACAAAAATGGCGATAATAAAAATTTAAGAATCGGCAAACCCACTTTTAGAGCTAGAAATAATATTCCCGCTTGAGTTGCCATATTACCAAGAAACTTAACTATGGGATTTTCCATTATTTTTTTGATACCAGCCCCAATTTTAGACAATCCTTCCTCAGCTTTATCAGCATATTTATTTATAGACTCGCTTGAATCTTCTATCCCGCCAGCAAGCCCGCCACCTGATCCTAAAGAACCACCAAGGTCTCCAGTATTACCAGCGTTAGCACCTGATCCACTACCAGAACTATCACTTAGTACATTCATTTCGTCGAAGCCAGCCAATCCCGCTAATTCTTTCTTTGCCTTTGATGTCGAATCCGCTAGATCTTCCATCGCTCCAGATGTACCACTAACAGCGTCCTCTAATTTACCTTGAGCCTTAATAGGTTTCATTGTCAAGTTAGCTAGATTAGCGAAATTCTTACCTATATTAGGAATTCTCATCAATACCCTACCAATAATTCTTGCCATAGCTAGCATATAACCGGCTACTCTGTTAGCAAAATCTCGAATCGCCCCATCACTTTGAAATAGAGATTGTTGAACACCTCTTAGAAATTGTATTATTGCGCTACCACCGACTCTTAATATAGATTCTAAAGCAGCACCAAGTGTTTCGGATAGACTCTTAATAATCATTCTTATAGATGAGAAGATCTTTCCTGAAGACTCGTAAGTATTAGCATAAGCTCCGAAAGTTTTTTGACCCTCTCTCATTACTATATTTAATCGAGCCTGAGCTTCCTCAGTAGCTGTTAATTGTTGTCTATCTTTCCCAAGTCTATTAGCAAAATCTCTATATTCTCGATTCATGTTGGAAAGTTCAATCAATCCATCAGCAAAAGAGGCCTCACCTGTCTGAATAAACTTAGCTAATCGACCTATTCCCTCATCAGAATCGATAGCGTTTGCAGCTGATAAGTCTTTCATAGCAAGGGTTAGCGCCGTTACACCGGTTTTAACCTCGCCACTTCGAGCATCAACCGCCTTTAAAGATTTCGACATTTCCACCAACCCAGACAGTGCAAGCGTTCGAATAACGTTCTCAGCTGCAATTCCATATGTATTCGCCTCAGCCAAGTCATCTCTAAGCCCTTGAAGTTCCACTCGTGTAATCCCAAGGTTACTTATTACTGTCTCGGTTGCTACTTTAAGCCTAGAATAAGTTGAGCCATTATTTATAACCGCCCTACTTACTCCATCTACAGCCGAGGTAATCTTTCGAAATCCAGCTGTTAAAAGAGAGGCGCCTATGTTTGCTGAGATCATTGAGCTGAATAGGTTACCACCAACACTCTTTGAGATGTTACCAGTTACTCCATTAAGACCCTTTAAGTCTCTTTGTATTTTTAATAGTTCACCCCTAAACTGATCAGCATTTGCCGATATTAGGACTTGTAATTCTTCAACTTTTAGAGCCATCTTTTTTTATTTTTCCACCTAGTAAAATAGTGTTTCTTCTGGCCATCATTTCCATCTGCTCACTTGTCATTGTGTTAGATCTGCCTTCAGTAGTAAGATATGGTTCTTTCGGATATTTCTTAGGAGCATTTACAGCATAAGCTATATACCTTCCTAGAGTATGATTACTCCAATCCAGAACCTTTATTCTATCTTTCTCTGACTTCTCAAATCCATTTATATGTTTTTCAAATTGTTTTGGTGTTATTTCCCAATAATAAACTAAATCAAGTCCGATTTCGATGGCAATTTTTTCACCCTCTATCCATTTGTCGCCAAATTTTGTTTTTCTATTGACTCTTTCAATAGCGCTGGGTCGGTGATCTGCTTTCTCATCTGTTTTAGATCCAACGCTTTCGGTAAAAAACCACCCTCTTGTAATCTTTCCATTATAGTTAGAAATAGTTCAGTCATTTCGCCACCATTCTCAAACTCATTCTCAATTGCTTCTAATGCTAAATCTTCGTTCGCTAGTCCACATCCTTTCTCAACTAATAGAGCTAGATTACCTACCGAAAATACACTAATAACATCTGTGAGCGGTCTACGAGCCCTATCTTCGATTTCCTTTACTCGTCTAGGTGTGAATTTTAAATCCATCTACGAAATATAATATATAAGTTATGAGCAAATGCTCAAAGGTCAATGGCCAATATTTCATGGCCATTGGTGCTTTAAACACTTATACCGTCATCAGCATAAACTGGCTTACCTGACACTCTGATTGATGCTGAGAAACCTCTAGCACCTTCAACAGTAGTCTCGGCTTCTTTGCACATCTTTACAAAACCTACAAAGAACCATTTAGAACCGCTAACAAACTCAACTTCCCAACTTTCGTTAGTTTGTGATTCAAAAAGAGCCATAAGATCTTCTAGATCCTGTGCATCTTTAACGAAACCACTCAAAGGTACTTCACCACCATCTTTTAGAGATGCGATAAATTCTTTATACCCGAAAGGTGAGTCTAAACTAGTTACTTCAATTTCGGATGCTTCACCCCCGATCTCGCCGATGCTTGTAAGCCCAGCTACGATTAGAGATGCTCCCGAAGTCTTTGTTAGGCTAGTACCTATTGATTTTTCTGCTCCCATCTTAGACTTGTTAATAAATAAATTGCGCTAATACGTGACTTAGTTGTTCTGGGTCTGGAATAGCATACGAGGTATCTAGTAGGTAGTTGATTTCTCGCATTTTTACCTCGAGTGCAACTAATAGCTCAGATGTTCCCTGTGATGTATTTGCCCAGACGTCTAAGATCACTGTAATTCTTTGGTTTTCTATCTCTTTGTCAAGATCATATTCAGGTTGATTGTTAGAAATACGAAAGGTTATTATCCTAGAGCCCGATGACACCCCCTCTAGAACCTCAGGTCTATTTTGATAGACCGTAAGATCACTAAAAGTGCTTTCTAACTCAGCAACTTTTGAGTATATGATTTGTGTTGGTTCTATAAGTGTACTCATGCTTTTGATTTTAGTTGTTCCTTTATATATTTTTTCAAACTCTGATTTATTCCCGCTCTATTATTGTTCATTGCTGGTATAAGAAAGGGTTGTGCAACCATCTTTCTAGTGCCAAACTCGATATAAGGTGCATATTCAAGTAAAGTATACACAATACCAGAATTTTGCTTTGGGTAAAGTTTAGTTCTTATAGATCTCTGTAACTCGCCAGTATCGACGGGTACGATATCTCTCGCAGTTCTCTGAACTTTTCTGACCGCTTCAGTTATCTCAGGCATTAAATCAATACCTGAAATATCCCCAAACTTTTTTATACACTTATCGAGATTGATGACCTTGATGACCATTTTCTTGCAAGTAATAAATAATGACTATCACTAGGTATTACTCTAAAAATCTTATATTGAAACCCTACGTAACCGATGATAGTTTCCAAAGGTACATTTTCAGAAGTGGTAATAGCAACGTCTATCTCGTCTCTAATAGCATAATCTTCTTGAATCTTATCCTTCATATCAAAACGAACGTTACCCATAAAGGTTCCATCCGTAATAGTTGTCCCAGCTTTTTTAGTCCAACCATCACTTTCTTTAACGATAATTGTACTGTATTTAGTAATTTCCTTATCGTAAAAGGTGTTAGCAATTGCACTTTTAAAACTGTTAGATATATTCATCCCTTACTATTGTTCCTAACATATATTTTTTCATAAGACCTAGTGAACCAGAGAAGATTTCAGACTCATCGTTTGTATTAAAGTAGTTTAAAAGTCTATCTGAATAAGTGACTTTCTGACCATTGTCTTCTACAGATACTTCCCTTCCGTTTACAGCCGTACTGTTATTTACAACTGTTCTAGTCATATTAACAACGTTTCTGGCCAGTACTTTCTCAAGTCTTGGCGGTATAGGATAAGCATCGTAGTCAGCCCAAAATTCATCGTTAACCGACTCGTTTACAGGAAAATCAATAAGATCTTCCTCATATTGAGCGACTAACTGATCACGATTCATGTAAACAAGTGATCTATCTACTAATTCCTCTATCAGAAAATCCAGATACTCATCTGTTATTCCTAGATCTACGAGTATATTAGCGTTGATCTTTAAAACATATACTTTAATACTTGCGATTACGTCATCCATCTTCTCTAATTAACAATTAAACTGAGATGTCTCCGTCTAGAGCTCCCGCATAGATTAGGTCTGGCATTACTGCTTTTGTTCCATAATCAAAATACAATTCAATTGCGAATGCTTTAGATAGAGGGATTCTACTTGCTTCATATGGTGTAACTGACACCGGCTGTGCAATTGAGCCTCTCACTTGTACGATTGCATCAAATTGCTGTCTAGGTGCGCTAACAACTTCTACTCCATGTAAATAGTTAACGTTCTGTCCAGCTGGATTTTGAATAGTGTACATATAAGTTAAAAGAGCATCATGCCACACAGGTGCTAAAGTTAGAACCATCATTTCTCGATCAACAACGTCAACGTTTTCGTTTTGCACACTCTCTAGGTTTCTAATAAGGTCTAATACCTTTTCAGAAGTTGTAGATCCTGCAAGCGAAACTACAGTAGCGTTGTTTTGAAGTTCTACGAAATACTTAGTATCTAGCTCAATACCCATTGCGATAGGGTGATTAGCTGTTCTTTTAGCAACAAGCGAATCAATACCGTATCTATCTAAATCTTTCTTCTCTATTTCCTCTATGATCTCTCGGTCAGTATCGATCTTTATATCAACTCCATTGTTCTGTAGCGCATCACCTTCGCCAGCTGCTCTAGCTGTCCCGTATGATTGACTAATTGAAGTTTTCAATCTGTAGACCTTTACTGTTCCACCCCTTGAAGCTTCGCCATCAAAGCTAGTATTTTTCAACCGCATTGACAATGGTGTTGAAGCGATAGTTCCCGCAACCTCACCGTATCTTCTAGATAGGACGTCTTTAGTAGCGTCACTATTTAAGAAGATATTTAGTGTTTCTTGATCCATTTCTTCTAATTTAAAAAATAATTCTAAAATTGAGTTGGTAATTTACCAGACTCTTTAGAATTAGTATTATCAGTGGCTTTTGGGGGCGTTCCTTTCAATGCCTCGGCGATTCCCGCCTTAACAGATTCGGTATACGCTGATTGAAAGTCTGCAATCTTCTTTTCTTGAAGTTCTAGATTGATATCTACCAAATGATCCACCATTTTTACAGGTAACTGTAATTCTGATAGTTTTTCGATAGCTGTCGCTCTATTTTCTCGTAAAGTAATTCCTTTCTCTCTTTCCTCAAACTCCTTAGCCTTTGTTAATTCTAATTCTTTTGCTCTTTCTTCCTCAGTTAATTTATTTCTCCTATCAGCATCTTCCGTGGCTTTTTTAACGGCATCTTCGATAAGCTTCTCGGCCTTTCGTTTTTCCTCGTCACGGGTTTTGCTTGCAATTCGATCTAAATCTTCTTGGGTAAAAGACTTCGGGTCACCTTTAGCATCTTTATTATCTTCAGGTTCGCCATTTCCACCTTTATCGCCTCCTTGCTGATCATCGCCTGGTGTAGGTACGATCGGAGTTTTATCTTCTGCCATCTATTGACTAGTAAAATATAAACCGTTTTAATCCCGTCGGATATAGTTCTGGCTTTAGTCTATCATAAAGACTATTAGAAGTGTTATTCGGATTTTTTCTTTTTGTCTTGACGCTTCCTAATTCTAGCTATGCGTTTAGCCCTAGATTTAATGGTTTTCTCGTCATATATTTGGAGCTTTTGTTCTCCAAGGTCATGATCAATGAATCTTATTTTTTTCATAGTTTTAGTTTTGTAATTCTATCTACATATTTATAAATATTAGGCGCCCGATCCTGAAGATACTTAGGATCGGTATGATAAAGCGCATAGGATTCCGCAAATAGTTCCTTTGGGTCGGTCATATATATCATTGTATCGAATGGTACATTCACAAACCTTTCACCTACCTTGAAAGATTGTGTATTGCCTAATTGCTCTCTGAAGTCATCTGCGTCTAAGTTATATACCACTTCCTTTGCTTTCTTATTTGATAAACCCTGGGCGACCCTATGTTGAAAGATAGAAATTGCCTCTTTACTACTCTCATCGATTGTATAACCTTCCTGGTCGGCCTTCCTAGAGATTGCCTTAGTGAACTCATTGCCACTACTAAAAAAATCGCCCACTTTCTGATCTAGAAATGGCGCATAGTAGTCTATAGCATGACCTAGTTCATGCTTAAAGACGTTCTCATATAGTTTAGGTTCGGCTAGTATTCTTTGACTTATTTTAGTTCTATCAGATGCTAAGGAAAGGGAATTTCTATCAGCGTTATATTGCCCAGCATTAAGTAAGGAAACTTCAGCCGAATTCTTATCAAACTTAAGCCCAGAACCTTCAATAAAGTCCACTTGCGCTTGAGTTAATTTAGCACTATTAAAATCCCATTCCAGATCTTTAAATTTAGTCCTAACACTTTTAGAATTCTCTGATTCCTGTCCTACTGTGGGACTCCTAAGAGCTTCGGCTCCTTTCTTCCATCCATACCGAGTTGCAACTCCTTCTAATGCGGGTTTAAGCGGGTCAGTATCTGGGATTCTACTGACAATCTCGCCCAATCTCTCTCTTAGAACATTTTTATCTATCAACTTCTTTGAGTAGTCTTGTGTCGCCTGATTCATTTCGGCATTATAATCATGCACTTGACCATTCTTTTTAGGATTCATTTGCTTTTGCATTGCTTTATCCCATCTAGATTTATACGAGCCATCGTCAAAGTTAGCAAATCTTTCAATTCTTTCTTCTCGATCCTTGACTGGTTTTAGTTTCTCACCTTCGAAAACTACCCTTGGAACAGTCCTACAATTCGGATGCAATGGTGGGTAGTTTAAACCTATTGAAATATTGGCAGTTTCAAAAACTTCGCCTTCGTCAATAGATTGACAAATGCTCGAGGTTCTACCATCTAAAGTCACATCTAGAGTATATTGCTCAATCCCGTCATCTATATATGATTGGGCTTCCGACTGGCTGTAATAGTAAGCATTCTCAGTTCTTACTAGTCTTACAGCTTCAAAACGAGAGACATCATACCTATCCCTAATCTGCCTTGCGGTTTTTTCATAGCTCTGACCAGATGTAAGACCAGCGCCAACTAAAGTATTCAATTCTACTGCTAGGTTCATTTTGTTACCCCAAACTCTATTAGAATAATTACTATTTGCCCAAACCGATCTTAATATTTGATTAGTCACATCGGTATTCAATGTTGTGAATGATGGATTTATACCTTGTCTAGATAGGTCAGATTGCGTGGCTGAATAGCCGTTCTTTAGTACATCTCGATAAGTTGAAGTATGTAAATCAAGTTCGTCATTTGTGCTACTCATAGCCTCTAGTTTTACTTGTTCTTGGATAGCTTCGAGTCTTGTCAATCGGTATAGATATCGCTCATCATAGACCTGATTAGGATCTAATCCCATTTTCTCGGCTTTTTGTGATAGTTTTCTCAGAAAATCTTTAGCACCCTCTTTCCCTATAGATTGCTTTAACTCATTTAGGTCTAAAATACCGTTTTCAGAGTAATTATCATAAATTGATTTTATATCTCTTTCAATGTTTTTCTGGGATTGATCATATAAAGCAAGTACTTTCACTAGGCCTTTCTCACCTCTAATTTCAGCATCGACCGCTCTTTTAAGATTACGTTTTTGCCAGTAATTGGGTTTATTTGCCATATTTCTGTTCTTTATTCAGTAGGATTACTAGTCCCAAATTGCTCAGTCATCTTCTCTGCTCTAGCAATGGCTTCCTCTCTAGATTTTTCTATTTCGTCACTTGCGTCGTCTACGAACGATACTTGACCCACAAGCGTCTCTTTTGATACATAACCATCTAGATTTAAAATCATTTGACTAGTTTCGTAGTCATTTTGTGGAAGGTTTCTTTTAAATATCGCATCGACTTTGTATAACTCGATTAAGCTCATATTACTCAATTTATTTAGATAGTTATTATATAGCTGTAATCGTTCTTTTAATGTTCTCTCAAAGTATCTTTCTTTATTCATAATTGATTGTTCAAACGCAATCAACTTATATCTAATAGCAACACCCGACGAGTTACCGATAAAATTCTCATCTGTTAGATTAGGTGTCATAGATATTTTATGAATATCAGATTCGATCCTCGATCTTAGAACGTCAGCTTCAGCCTCATTAAGCACTTTAGTCAAATATTCGACACTTGTACCGTCTTGTTTCGCTGGCGCTGTCATAACTCTCGTCTCTCTTAGTTCTTCCTTTTGCGCTCTAGTTAAGTCGAATCCATACATTACAAGTATTGCCTCAACTAGCTGTTCTTTATCGTTAAGACGGTCAGATTGCAAAGTATTATATGCATCGATTAAAGAAATAACCTGAAAATAATCACCCTCTTTCTCCGGATTATTTCTATACTCGAGAACTGGAATCGCTTGGAATTTATGTTCTACGCTTTCTCCTTGAACTAATTTATCATCACATTCTATTATCTCTTTGTTGGTATATACCTTTACATCAACAAATTCCTCTTTGTTTATAACTTCCTTGTAAGTAACGGCAAATAGCTTGTTATGTTCTACTGTATTATCATAGACGATAATACAATTCCTTGGATCAATTAAAGATGATTTAACCTCATTAGCTTGATTTGCATAAACCAATTCGTAAGCGATCCCAAATTTAGAAACTGTCTTAGCAAGTTCATGATCTAGATCGGATATAGTTTGCCGTCTATACTCTCGAGTAATATCATCGAGTAGCGAAGTATTATTATCTTTGTCTTTTTTATCGTCGTCGTACTGATATTCTACTTGGTTACCCAATAAGTATCCTACGTTTATATCTGTTATGAATTTAGCATGATTTACTACTATTTGGTTATTCTTTAGCCCATTATTTTTTGACCTAGACTTAATTATATGCTCGCCAGAATAGTACTTTTGCATTTTGTTATATATAGAGCTAAGCTTCTCATTGTATTCAATAGCTTCTTTAACGTTATCTGTATTCGGTTCTGAGTTAATTTCGAGAGTAAACATTTTATTTAATATTTTAAAGTTAGTTTAGTATACTATAGACCAAATTCGCTTGCATCCGAATATAATGTAACCTTACCAGTTCTCAAAATCAAGTTATTAAGGGCGTATCGCAACGCATCTATTGTATGATTATACGAGTCTACGGGTTCATTGGTGTAAATTCCAGTCTTTTTGTCTTTTTTCCATGTATAATTCTCAAATTCTTGTATCGCCTTAAAACAACTCGGGTCTATATATATATAATGTTGCTTTAGCCATTGAATACCATGGATCACGCTATCTTTACCTTTCTTAGTTCTCTTGATCCTAGGGACTGGATGTATATTATCGTATCGAATCTCATCAATTGACTTAGCTTCTTGAGAGTCCGCATATATTTCCTCTTTCGAAATTCCCGCCTCATTTATCATTTCAGCAATCTGATTATTCAATAGCCCATCACGTACAAATTCACGCGTAATGTAGATTATCTTCTTATCGGGGTCGTGTTTAATAATCATAAGGGCGGAGGGATCGTTAACATATCCAAAATCTAGGCCATGATATTGAGTTAGATCGGCAATTTCCGTATGGTCTATATGCTTTATTTCCCATGCATTGAATACTAGTTTATCTAGTGTTGAGAACTCACCTAGGGCATAGATCTTATAGTAATTGGGATTTCTTTCTTGTAATTGTACAAGTTGTTTTATAGTTACCTCGTCTAGGAACTTGTTATTTCTATACGTGGAATGAACAAATAAAGTATCATCAAATTTCTTTGGCTTTTTAGTTAGTTTATCGAAAAAATACCTAAACACCCAGTTGAGTTCTGACACTGGGTTGAATAACAAGTATAATTGCTTGTTTTTATGCGCTCTATCCCTAAGTCTAAGATTAAGCTGAGTGAAGTCATCTAAATTAAATTCTGTAGCTTCTTCCATTATAATATCTGAGATACCCTTGATAGATTTTATCTTCTCGGGATCATCTAGACCTCGAAATATCAGAGTTGCACCATTTGGTAAGTATATGCTCTGATCTGTTTTATTTATTCTACAATGTTCTAATAGATGGAAAGACTCGAGTACATCTTTAACGTGTTGCCATGCCGAATCTTTTAGTGAAACATTTACTTTCCTTAGAATTAGGACTTTACGAGGTTTCTTCCATTTACCAAGTGCTTTAAGTACTACCTTTTGGTAGATTCCCTCTGATTTACCAGAAGATGCACCGCCATACCATATTTCTATTCTATTCGAATAGTCATGTATTTTTTCAAATATGAAGTCATTAAATACTTTCTTCGGGTTTTGTATCGTCAGGTTTATCATCGCCGATCGTTATATTAACATCTGACATAATAACATTTTGGTCTACCTGTTTTGAATATCGTTTTTTATCCCTTCGTTCCAAAAACCATTGAGAAGTCTCTAAATCTTTCTTCTCGGTAATGTTCCTATAAACATTCTTTTGTGCCTCATTGAATAGGTCTTCCTGAGCCGATTCCATTAACTCCCTGAACTCATCTGATTTGTTTACCCACTGGTAATATGTATCCGGAGTTATTCCAGCATACCGACAAGCCCTCACAATTGTAAAATCCATATTCAGTGCATACTTTAAATCTGACAATACCTTATCACTCAAA